CTTCGGCGTGAAGGCGGTGCCCGTCGTGGGGCGCGGGACACTTGCGGAGGCTGTGGAATATGTGAAGGGCCATCCGAAGAGCACGATGGGCACCTGCGAGATGGAGGGCATTGTGTGCAGGCCCGCGGTGGAACTGCGGGACCGGCGCGGCGAGCGGGTGATCGTGAAGATCAAGTGGCAGGATTTCAGGCATTTGGTGGAGGGATGAGGGGATGAAGCCGATTTACGAACCGAGAGGTGCGGCGAAAGAGTACGGGGATCTGGCGCTGAACATCTACACGGGGTGTCCGCACCGGTGCTTTTACTGCTTCGCGCCGTGCGTGCTGCGGCGGGACCGGGAGAAATTTCACAGCGATGTGAGGCCACGAGAGAACATCGAGGATGAGACGTGCAGGCAGTTGGAGCGGGAAGGGATTACCGGGAAGCTGATCCATCTGTGCTTCACCTGCGACCCCTATCCAACGGGGTACGACACCACGTCGACCAGGGAGATCATCAAGCTGCTGAAGGCGTATGGGAACCATGTGCAGATATTGACCAAGGGGACCGGGAGCCGGGACTTTGATCTGCTGGACGGCGGGGACTGGTATGGCGTGACACTGGACGGGCAGATCGAGCATCCGGGGGTCGGGACGCACCATCGGTTTATTGACCTTATGCACGCGCATGACAGGGGCATCAGGACGTGGGTGTCCTTTGAGCCGGTGGTCGATGCCGAGAGCGTGCTGAGGGATATAAAGAGCGTGGCGCAGATCGGTGTGGACAAGGTGAAGATCGGGAAGCTGAACTATCACCCGTCGAGCATCAACTGGAAGCAGTTCGGACATGAGGCGGAGGCGCTTTGCCGGCGGTTGGGACTGGATTACACCATCAAGGACAGCCTGCGGGCGGAAATGGAGAAGTGAGATGGCGGAGAAACCGATTCTGTTCAATACCGCGATGGTGCGGGCAATCCTGGATGGGCGAAAGAGGCATACGCGGCGGATCATCAAGGGGCTTCCGCTCTATCCGCCTTTCTTTGAAGAGGATGAGGGGCGCGGGTGGTTGGAGGACAGCGAGGACGGCCAGTTTTACGCGCTGGAGAATTTCAGCAAGATTCATCCGGGGGATGTGCTTTGGGTGCGGGAGACGTGGCAACGCTTATCCGACTTTGGGGAATATCGCTATGAGTACAGAGCCGATTATGAGGATGATGATCCCTTGCGATTGGATGGGATGTATATTACATGGCGTCCATCCATCCACATGCCGCGCGAGGCGGCGCGGATTTTCCTGAAGGTGAAGGATGTGCGGGCCGAGCGGTTGCAGGATATGACGCCGGAGGATTGCGCGAACGACGGCGGGTTTGATCCGGAGGCTGTCAGGGTTGTTGGTATAGCGCCATTGTTCGGAACGCTGTGGGACAGCACCTTGAGGAAGGACGTTCTGGCGAAGTATGGCTGGGCGGCCAACCCATGGGTCTGGGTGATCGAGTTCGAGAGGTGTGAGAAGCCATGATCGCCGTGAAGGGCATAAAAATGCCGCAGAAGTGCGAAGTATGCCGGTTCAACCTGGGCGGCTATTGCGTGGCGACCGAGGGAGAACGCCTGGTCAAATATATGCAGCGGCGGCAATCCTGGTGCCCGCTGAAGAAGGTGGAGACTGTGATGGGCGAGCGGGTCGTGGACGATACCATGCTGGCCCGCATGCCGAAGGAGATGATCGAGCAGCGAGTGAACCAGGATTTGAAGAGGCTTCTGGTCAAGGCGCTTGACGATCTGCCGGGGGCGGTCGTGAAGGTGTGCAAAGAGGATTATGGCGACGGCTTGCGCTTCCGGATGGTGGCGAGGGTGGTGATCGAGGATGAAGTGTAGGTGGCTGTCGGATGATTTGAGCGAGGGTGGCGTGAACGGGGAGTGCCCGGTTTGCGCGGACTTCTGCCCGTGCGTTCGGTAGCCGGAGATTTGCAAATATGCCGAGCCGAAGGACGATGATGGCGGTGGATAGACGGCATGAGCTCCAGGTGTCGAAGCATGGCGCGAAGCGGGCGCGGCAGCGGGTTGGGCTGCCGAAGCGGGCCGTGGAACGGAACGCCCAGAGGGCGCTGGCGGAGGGCATCGGGTATCGGGAGGCTTCCGGGGCGCTGAGGCGGTACATCAGTTGGCTATATGAACTGTATGACGGCAACGGGAACAATATTCGCATTTTCGGCGATAAGGTGTGGGTTTTTCACGACGGGATTTTGATTACGGTGCTGAATGTGCCGTCGGAACATCGGAAGGCGGCGAAGTTTCAGCAGGAGAAGCGGAGGACAACATGCAGGAGCAAATGATGATTGGGGCGGATGGCCGCGTTGAGGCTTGCATACGGCAGAAGCGGCGGCAATCGAACGAATATCACAGCCGGGTGTATACGGACCGGCCGCCCTACGCGGACTATGACGCGCCGCACAAGTTCATGGCGATACAGTCCATTGTCGCCAAGCGGCTGGTGGAGCATCCCCACGCGATATGCAGCTATTCCGGGGGCTCTGACAGCGACATCATGATCGACGTGGTGGAGCGGGCGCGGGCGCTGTTCGACTTGCCGCCGGTCAAGTACGTGTTCTTCAACACGGGCTTGGAGATGAAGGCCACGAATGACCATGTGAGGGCGACGGCGGAGAAATACGGCGTGGAGATCGAGGAGATCAGGCCGAAGGTGAACATCGTGCTGGCGACGCGGCGGTATGGCATTCCGTTTGTGAGCAAGATCATGTCCAGCGGGCTGGAGGAGTGGCAGCGGAAGGGCGTGCCGTTGAGCATCGCGGATGAGTACGCCGAGGCCGAAGATAAAGCGGTGAAGCGGGCGGAGCTGCGTCAGCGTTATCCGAAGTGCGAGAGCCTTATCAACTTCCTGTGCTGCTGCAACCGGGATGGGGAGCCGAGGCCGAACATCCAACTGGTCATCAACAGTTCAAAGTATATGCTGGATTTCCTGAAGGAGAACCCGCCGGCGTTCAAGATCAGCGCCAGGTGCTGCGACTACTGCAAGAAGCAGATCGCCCACAAGGTCCAGAAGGACTATGAGATGATCATCACCGGCGAGCGCCGGGACGAGGGCGGGATGCGCTCGGTGCCGCGACAGGGCGAGGCGAACAGCGCCATGTGTTTCGGTGAGACCGGGGACGGCCAGTGGCGGCTGAGGCCGCTGTACTACGTCAGCGACAAGGACAAGGCGTGGTACAAGGAATACTACGGGATTCGGTATTCGGACGCCTATGAGGTGTACGGGCTGACGCGGACGGGCTGCTGTGGGTGCCCGATCAGTTACAAGGCGGTGGACGATCTGGAGCTGATACAGCCCTATGAGCCGAACGTGGTGAAGGCGGCGTGGCACATCTTCGGGGACAGCTACCGGTTCCGGCAGCGGTACAACGCCTACAAGGCGGAAAGGATGGCCAAAAAATACGCGGGGGGGGGTATACCTGGTCAGCTTAATATACTGGATTTCTGCAATGAGTGCGAAACGGAGGAATGAGCATGGATGACCGGATGATCGTGGTGTACGCGGCGAGCAGGAACCTCTATCCTGTATTGCCGATGGCTTACATGAGCCTGCTGAAGCACAACCCGGAGGCGGCGGTGGTTTGTTTGATCGAGGACGACGAACTGCCCTATGAGGTGCCAGGGAATGTGGGGACGGTGAACGTATCGGGGCAGGAGTGGTTCGGGGAGGATTGCCCGAATATCAAGACCAATTTCACGTATTTGAGCCTGTTGCGGGTGTGCTATACGAAGCTGTTTCCGGGATATGACCGGGTGCTCCAGCTGGACGTCGATACCATTGTGAATGACAGTCTGATGCCGATTTGGAAGATCGACATGGGCGGGAAGTATTTCGCGGCGGTGCCGGAGCATTTGAGCAAATGGAAGCCGTATGGGAAGGATTACAGGAACGTGGGCGTCTGCGTGTTCAATCTCAAACAGATGCGAGAGGATGGGGTGGACGATGAACTGATCCACTTCCTGAATACCAACAAGGTGCCCTACATTGACCAGGACGCGCTGAACTGGCTGAACGCTAAGAAGGGCGGCGACAAGGCGCTGGCGCTGGGAGTGCGGTACAACGAGTGTTTTGTGACGGGAGAGACATTACGCCCAGCTGTGGTTCACGCAGCCGGGACCCGCAACTGGTTTGTAAACCTTGACGAGCAATATCGCGGAAGTTACTGGAAGCCGTATGAGAAGTATTGCCAGGTTGAAGCCTGCCGTGCTGCCGGGATTCATTGCTGATAGAAAAAGCCGGTAGTTTATCGGCTACCGGCCTTCTTTGCATCGACGTGATCTTGCAAAACCTTGATGATGTAGTTGTTGAAACTGCGGCCATCTGCCTTTGCGAGTTCTTCCAGTTCCGCTTTCAGCGTTTTCAGAATCACCAGGTTTGCCCGTACCTTGTCCGGTGAAAT